GTGATAAATTCATCGTGCCGCAGCAGGACGGTCCCGCCGCTGGAAATCTTCCCGGACTGGGAACCGGTATAGGAAAACTCGCCCAGCAAAGGGGTTCCGCTTTCATTGGCAAAGGTGATGGTGAAGCGAAACTGCTTCGCGGTATCCGGATTGGAGCCGGTGACCGTTTTGCTCAGGGTCAGGCCGCCGACGCTGGAAAAGGGCTGCTTGCTGTTTTGGAATGCGGCGACATGGGCCTGGTGGGCGGAAACGGTGCCTTCAATCTTCCCGGATTTTGGGAAAACGTACCAGCCGTCCGAGTTGGCGCCGATTTCTTCGACGGTATACTTTGTCCCGGCGGGAAGACCCAGGATGGTGATGCTTTCGTCGTGATGCAGCGGAAATTCTTTGCCGCTTTCGATATAACCGGATTTATCGGTACCGTAAAAATAGTATTGGCCGGTTAAAGGGTTTCCGTCGGGTTCGGTCAGCGCGATTTGGAATTCGAAATTTTTCGTGTAGTCCGAATCGGTCAGGCCTGGGCCGGTCAGGCGCTTGCTGATGGTCAGCGTGCCGGTTTCGGTATCCGTATCCGTCTGGTCGGTGACCACGACGATGTTTAAAAGACTAAACAGGCTAGTAATGTCCGTATCGCCCAGATTGTCCTTTTGGACGTTGTTGCTATTTGCGTCGCCATACGAAGGGTCGGCGTTGACCAGCGCCTGCCAGTTCTGCCGCACCCGGGCGCGGATAAAGCCGGTATCGGTGACGAAAAACGGCCGGATGGTTTGGCCGCCGTCCACGTCGTGAAGGCCGTAATCCACCAATGCATTCATTTTATAATGAAGGTTTAAGGAACGGACCACCGAGGAATTTTCCAGCTTTACATCCTTCCAGCCGTTGAGGTTAAAGGAGCCGGGAGATTGGGATTGGCAATAGGCGGTGATGTCGCGCAGGGTGATATTCACATCACCGTCGCTGGCGTATTTGGCCATGGTTTGGGCGAGTTTACCCACGCCGGCCATGACGGTTACGCCGTCATCCGGGGTGCCGGCGTCGGCATAAATCGAGTAGATGCCCACGATGACCGGAATGACGGTCTCATTGATTCGGTAGCCGCTGGGGCTTTGGACTTCCTTTAAATAGTAGGTGGTGTTGGACAGGTTGGCCCACTGGATTTTGGCGTAACCGTCGGCCACAGAAGAGCCGTTCATCTGCGGCTGCAGCTTAAAGATCAAAATGCCGTCCTGCCCTTCCACATTGGCGGTGACGCCGGTGGAAATGGGATTTTGTCCGGCTTCGGCATCCGACCGGCTGGCGTACAGGGAAAATCTTGCCCCGTTGACCGCCTGTCCGTTCTGGTCTACCTTCTGGACGCGCAGTTCCCTTTGCTCGTTGGGGATATAGATTAAGGAGCGGAAGATCCGGTTAAACTGATCGACGTTTAAAAAGCTGAAACCTTTCCTATTGGCGGCCCAGGCAGAGGAAACACCCAAAATTGTGTCTGCCGCCTGGTCTACGGCTTCTTCCAGACTGGTGCCGCCGTTGACCAGGTTCTGGACGTAATTGCCCAGCGCCTGATAACGCTGTTCGGCGGTTGTAGTGGCAGAATCAATATCCAGCGCCTGCAGCGCCTCGGGCATGACAATGCCGTACATCATACGCATGTCGCCATCGTCGCTGCTCAGCTGATACCGGTCCGCGCGGCCGGGCAGGTCGGTGAGGGTTCCCTCCAGCCGCTGGGTCTCATTGTTCCAATTCAGATACCAGCTGGGGGTGGCGTCCACATCGTGTTCATAAACCTGATACAAAACAGCCTTCAGCACAGCCTTTCGCAGGTTGTCCTGATGATAGGAGCCGCCGGTTTTATCAGGGCGGGACGCGGAAAAACCGTTGACATTGCTGCCGTATAAGGCGAGCCAGACGCCGTCATCCTGCCGCATAGAAGGAATGGCGACCACCAGACCGTTTTTCCGGTCTTCTTTGCGCACATTGTTGGGGGATGGGTCGATTTTACCGTCGGTCGGGTCAATGACACCGTAGGAGATGGTGTTGTTGCCGTTGACGGTGGAGGTGAAGCTGGCGTAAGAGCCGGTGGTCCAGCGGTTGGCCACAATCAGCATGGTGCTTTCCGGCTCGTATTCCAACACAATGTCGATGGGAAGATTCCGATAGCCGGGGGGCGCGTCCCGCTCCTTGAGAAGGTAATACTGGCCGGCGCCGCTTCCGTCGTTGCGGTCGGCAAAGTTAAAGGGCCGGATATTTCCATTCAGGTCTGTCTCGGTAAAATTGGCAATACCGTCGGGACCGGTGGTGAGGGAAGCGAGGACCGTATCGTTTGACTGCTTGATATAAACGGGCTGGTCGGCGGTGGAAGCCAGTGCGTTGGCGCAGCGCAGACCGTCGGGGTCAGTGGAACTGGTTACCTCGGCGTCATACAAATCAAAGGTCACGCCTTCGATTGGGTAGCCGTTCTGGTCCACCTTTTTAAGCTGCTGGTACAGCCGGGGCTGAAGGTTAAAGCGCAAAGCCAGACTGGAGTCGTAGTTGCCCCGCTCCAGATAGAACATTTTAAGGGTGTGGTCGCTGTTGCTGGCAAAGGTATTTCCGTTCCAGGAATGCTGATCTGCCACGCCCGCATCCTGAAAAAGCTGTTTCAGGGTATAGTAGTCGATTGCCTGGGTGCTGACATCGCCTGCAACGGACTGCTGGCCGGAGTTTCCGGTGATTTTGCCGCCGGTGCGCCAGCTTTGGCCGATGTATACGTCGCCGGTGGAAAAGTCGATGGTGCCGTACAACTCGCTATGGATGCCGCCGATATCCAAAACCAGCACGTCGTCGACAAAGACCCATACATCGTCGTCTCCGGAGAATTGGAAGGTCATGGGCTTATTTCCGCTGCCGCCCATGTTGATCATACCGCCGATGGGCTGACGAAAGTCAATTTCTACCGTCATGCCCATGTGATGGTCGGCTTTGACGGTGTTGCCGTTGTTTGTAAGGGCTTCGGAACTGGAGAGGATATTCGTCGCTATTCCATCCGCTGATTGGGTTTGGATACTGTCGAAAACCTCATTAGCCCTATTAAAGGGAAAAAAGTTGCCCAGACTCATGTCGCCGTCAAAATGTCCCGCGCCATCGTATCCGCCGTCGGTGCGCCAGACGGCGGGCCCATCGTAGAGGGTAAAGTAATTTTGACCGTTGGCCGATGTGTTCAGTTCGGCGAAATTCTGACGGGCATAGTAATAATAATAGCCCTCGTCGTCCAGCTGGAACAGGCCGGTAACATCGGTATAAGTATGCTTGTAATCACCCAATTCGGTTCTTGCGGGATCGAACAGGTAGGCCAGCGAAAGCTTATCCGTATCGCCGCCGCTTGCCGTATCACCATTCACGGTAAAGCCGGCATTTGTGAGAATGTCGGTGGAAAGGGCCCGAGCCGCAGCAAGCTTATCAGCGGTAGCGGTGGGGCCCGCATATTTTTCCGCCCAGTGAAGGAATGCCACATCTGTAGTTCCGGTGGATCCGGTAGCATCCAGCAAAGGTTTTCTCGCGTTGTCCAGATTGATGCGGGGATATCCGTCGTCGCCCAGGTTAGAGTTTACGATGCCCTTCATGTTGGTATGGATTTTTCCCCAGGGGCGGCCCGCCCCGGCGCCCAGATTCCAGAATCCGGCGCCGACCATACTGTCGCCGAACAGCAGCAGGCGGTTTTTGTTAATGCCGTTGTCCCATTCGTTGATGGTTGCAACGTTATTGTATTTTGGAAGGAGGTCATTTCCCTCAGAAATCGCCTGGCCGGTTTTATAATTAAAAAGGTTGACGGTGGTATCCGGTGGCTGTATTCCATCGACGGTATGGTCGGCAAAGTCATCGTCAGCCGTTAGAGACCGGCGGGTCCCCGGATAAACGGCGTACAGTTCCGCGCCGCCCAATTCCAGCCGAACGGACAGGACGGGGACGTCCGGCTCCAGTTCGTAGCCTTTGGGCAGGCAGGCGGTGAGGGTATAAACGCCTTCCCACAGGGGAAATCCGGGCAGGGCGCTGTAGTCCCAGACAAGAGTCAGGGACTTTTCCGGGCCGTCGGTCAGGTCCGCCTGAATCTGGGAGGGAAGCATGGCGTCCAGATCCTCCTGGGTCAGCGGGTTATCCTGCGATGCGCCGGGAAGAGCCAGAACCCAGACCCGCTGCTCCTCGTCCCGGACCAGAAATTCCTCCTCGTCGATCCATTCCCAGCGGGAGACGGTCTGGACCGGATTGCAGATTTTGCAGACGTATTCGCAGGGATGGCCAGGGGTTTTCTCGGGAAGGGTGCAGACCAGCTTTTTGCAGCCGCTTTCCACCGTGCAGACATGCTGGGAATCGACCTCCTCGGGCGGGTCAGATTTATCCTGTTCGTCCGGATCGGAAGCTTGCCCGTCCGCCGGTTCAGAAGCTGGATTGTCTTGGCCTTTTACCGGTTCAGGGGTTGTCTGGGGCTTGTCCTGCTCGGTTTGCTCCAACTCCAGCGAGGCGGAATTTTCCGGCCCGTCTTTTTCCTCAGAAGCATCGGACGAAAAAAGACAGTGGATTTCATAACAGTCCTCATCGTGGACGTGGGAGACTTCCGCTTCTATGTAGCCGCAGCTGGCCGTATGCTTAGGATGATGCTCACACAGCCCGGTGGGGTCCTTGGCCAGTGCCCGAACGGCGTCGGCCGAATAGGGAATCAGAATTCCCAGACACAAAAGCCACGCCAGACAGCGGCGCAAGGAAAAACGTCCTGTCCGGCCTGGCTTTTTTCCGCCGTAGTCTGTGCCGGGAGAGCGCTGACCGCGATGGTTCGGCTCAGCGCCTGTTAGATCTTGATGCATTTTTACATTCTGCTCCTTCCCTCCTCTTTGCTTTCGATCCCTTTTTTGACTCCAGTAGACAAAATTAATCTTTTGGGAACAGACCAAAGTAAACAAAATTGATGGTTAGCCAAGTTTGCCTATATAGAAAAGTCCGCAGAAATGCGGGCTTTTTTCTATGCCCGAAAACGAAAAGGGAGGACAAGTAAATGCCGAACCATGTGAGAAACATCGTGAAGATGAAGGGAATCACCGCCCTGCCCGTGTTCACCGAGAAGGAGAGCTGGGACAAAAAGATGGTCATGTCTCTCGACTTTGAGAAGATTATCCCAATGCCGGAATCCCTGAATGTGGTCTCTGGTACGCTGGAGATGGTTGCCGTTGAAGCAGCAGTTCGGAAGGCCGCAGCCGCTGTAAAGCAGCCATTCGGTCCCCAGCTCATTCCCAGCCTGTCGGATGTTGAGTACAAGAAGCGGCTCAATCAGTGTAACGAAACAGAAGATGAGCTTTGCAGGTTGGGTGCGCAGTACATCCAGAACCTAATTCTTCACGGCGCCACGACTTGGTACGACTGGTGCATTAAGAACTGGGGAACCAAATGGAACTCCTACGAGAATGTGCAGGTTGACCCAGACACAATCATGTTCGAGACAGCATGGAGTGCGCCGGAGCCTGTGATTGCTCAGTTGGCAAAAATGTACCCGGACGCCGAGATTGAGCACTGGTGGGCTGATGAAGACATAGGACGTAACGACGGCTATGCCAAGTACAGCGGCGGCGAGCTGGCTGATGTTATCTACTACGAAAGCTGCTCGAATGAAGCATATGCCACCTATGTCCGTTGCTGGGGCGAGAGCGCGTGTCTCTATCAGGATGAACACGGGATGTGGCATCACCGGAATTGCGATGAGTGCCACGGATGCGATTAAGGAGGTGCGCTGATGCGAGTATACATCAAGTACGAGCCTGCCGAGTTTGCCTACCCCGAAGACATGAAAAAGATTGTCTCCTATCTGCGTGAGCACGGCAGTCTTCAGGTGTCCGAGACCACGGTTGAGAGCTTGTACCGCGAGTTCTCTGCAACCTATGCCGCCGGTTGGCTGTGCGCTACCGATGAGTTTGTTGAGGCGTTCGCCGATTGGCTGAACGAAGTCGAGCTGTGAGAAAGGAGCGTAAAGATGTTTCTGATAACTGACTACACACAGGGAATGCCGTGCGTGTCGCAGTTCAACGATACGAAGACGGTGTGGGATTTCATTGTTGACCTCACCAATGATACCAGAATCGCGAACAAGGTTTACGCGGTCATCGGCCAGATGCAGTTTGGCGATGAGTTCGCCTGTCGTCCGTACATCAAAGTCCAGTGCGTTGAGCAATACACGAATCCCGCGATCTGCCTGACCGGTGCGGAGAAGCTGGATAAGGACCTGCGGGAGACCATCGACGCGCACAACCGGATGATTGAAACCGTCGAGAACGCGGGAATAACCTGCAACCTGTTCCGTGGTATGGAAGTCTGGCACAAGATTGCCTGCGAAGGCGCGGCAATCACCCATGCTGCCCGGTCTATCGGGATTGACGCGAAAGTCAATATGCAATCCGGTGTTATTCATGTCAGCGACCGATATTTACAGTCCTGCTCCATGCGGAACGCCGTAGGAGCACTGGAGCCGCCAGACGGCCTGACCCTCGCCGAAGTTATCAGCAGCTTGGAGGACCAAGCACTGGACCGGGACGGCATGATTGATGCGGACGACACGGACTGCATCTTCCGCCATGACGCGGCTGCGCTGCGGGCGGCGGCGAAGATGCTCCGAGGATTGGAGGGCCGGACATGAGCTGCTGGGACATTCCCGAACGCCCTTTGGAGCCGCCGGAGGATGTGCCGGTCGGGTACTGCGAGCACTGCGGCGGCGAGATTTACGAGGGCGAGACCGTGTACCGTATCGACGGGCAGCTCATCCACGAAGACTGCCTGTGGGACTTTGCGAAAGAATACTTCGCCGACTGCAAGGAGGAGATTGAGTGTGAGGTCAGGACAAGGGTGCGGTGGTAAACCGCCGATGTACATAAACCGTGAGACCGGCGAGCTGCTGACCTGCCGGGAGATGCTGAAACAGTTCGCTGAGGACTACGACGGGAACGACCCGACGAATGCTGTGAGCTGGGCTGAATACTTCGAGGAGGTGCAGTTATGACTGCTGAAAGAGCTATTGAGTTACTGAGCGGCGGGGCGCATATGCCCGCTGTTCCGCACACCGTGGATGAGCTGGACGAGGCTTGCCGGATTGCGTGTGACGCGCTCCGGCTGTACACGCAGTCTTTCCAGAAAGCGTATTCGCTGAACGCCGCTATTGCTGACCACTACCAGAATATCGGCCTGCCAATGGAACGGCTGGACGAGCTGGCTGCGGCAGACAAAACTGGGCGGCTGATAGTTCTGCCGGATGTGTCCTGCACAGATGCCGACGGTGAGGAGGCCCTGCGGCGGGCCATGTGGGACTGCAACTACCGGAACAATGGCGTGACCCGATTTGCCACTGACGCCATCGCCGAAAAGCTCTGCGGAGAGGCGCAGAAAAAACACATGACGGTTAAGACGCCGCTGGGCGACATCGTGGTGGAGGCCAGCACAGACCCCGATAACCCCGGCGTGTGGGTTTCGCTCAGCCAGTTCATTGAAGACCGTGTACTGCGGCTTGCGCTGATTGAATGTACCACAGATGAGGCCGACATTGACGGCCCTGCGATTATCACGCGCATCTGGCAGAACGCGAAAGCTGATGAGTACACGAACCGGATAATCCACGAAGGGTTCGGAGAAAGAGGTGCGAAATGAATGTTGAGTTGATTAAGCTGTCCCGCAAGGCGGCGCGGGAGTGGACCGGCACGGATGGCTACAGTCAGGCCAGCCAGCTCATCAATATGCTGTGCGATGAGCTGGAAGCCATCGCTCCTGAGCAGCCGATGGAGCCGAAAGAGAAAGCCTACCGATCTATTGCGAAGCACATCTTCCGGGCGTACCGCAAGTACGAGGGCGGGAAGGTGCTGGTTCTTCTGGCAGATGACATCCGCGAAGCTGAGCAGTTGGCAATGACCGCCTTCGGTACATCGAGCGTGTTTGTGAAGCGGGTCAATCCGACAACGGACCCGCAGGTCTATGAGGTGTGAGCCATGCCGAGATACCCGAAGAATTACAAAGATGTTGAATACTTTGTCCCCGGCAGAAAGCGCCGGATTGCAGGGTCAACCGTAGCCACCCGTGATTTCCTCGCTATCATCCATGAGGAACATCCCACAGCAACGATAGCTCAGCTCCGTGTGATTATCACGGACAAGACGCAGTACATCCGCAACCCTGAAGCGGTTGAGGTTTTGGCGGCGCATATCGCCGCAGGTTACGGCGACCGTATTCCAGATTGGAGGTATTGAGATGGCTGATGTCTATGCGGTGGTGAGATACACCAAAACGAAGTCGGTCGAGGTTGGCTGCTTTGACACTGAAGACGCTGCCAAGACCGCGATGATCGAGCACTTCCGCAGCACACCGAAGCGCGGGAAATTCTACTACCGGATAACGCAGGAAGGGCGGCGCAAGATTGACGGCATCATGTTCCGTGAGTTCGATTCGAGCAAGCCGTCGTGGAAATACACGCGAGAGCAGTTGGAGGCGATGGTATGTACAACATGAGCCGCGACACCTATGCCTGCGATAAGTGCGGGTTTGAGGAAAAGTGGGACGCCCACGATGACCACCGTGGCGACATCTGGGAGTGTGAATACTGCGGCGAGCATTTCTGTACTGTCTGCTTCGTGAAGGAAGCCGGGCGGGAGGCATTTGACCGGATGCTGCGTGAGACGGACCATGTTTTGTGCGCGAAGCACTACAAGGAAGGGGTGTTCGAGAAATGACCGTTCAGGTGAAAGAGTTCGAGCTGCTGGTGGAAATCTGCAAGCACCTGCGGGCGGAGGGCGCAAGGCCGGAGCTGGCGACAGCCTTGCAGCGGGCCATCAACCGGATGCACCAAGAACAGGAGCGGGCGTGGGCCAGAAACCACCGCCCGGAGCCTGCGCCGAAATGGGTGGCGGCTCGACTGGCAAAAGAAGATGCCCCGCTGATGCAGCGGCTGCTGGAGGCCGGTTATCCGGCGGAGGAGATGGACCACCACGAATCCGATCTGTATATCTATGTGACGCCGCTGACCACAAAGGTCATTGAGCAGTGGTGTCGTGAGCATGAGTATGACCGCGCGTGGCACTGTCCGACCTTCTACGACCAGATTTCCGGCAGGATGATGTACGATTGTGCTTTCCAGTACAGCGACTGGTGGGCAGAGAAAGCAAAAACTGCCCCCTAACAGCCCCTACAAGCGAAGTTCCCTGAGAGCAACATACAAGGTCTCCCTGACATAAACGCAGCTCATACAGCGGCTCTCAGGGACTTCTCAGCGGGTTTTATAGCAAACCCCATAACACAAAACGAAATGGAGGAAACAGCGATGTCAGAGATGACCCTGAGAGAGTTCTGCGAAAGATACCGCGCCGGTGAGTTTCTGGCCCCGGATTTTGATACACAGGTTAAGGCTGGGTGGTATGACTGGTTCTGCGAGGACAGCCAGCTCACGAAGCGGCTGGCGAAAATCTGGAAGCTGCTGAGCGGCATTACCAGTGACTATGTTCTCGATAATTACCGCATCTGGTTCAAGAACAACTGCCCCGCCAGCGACCATTCGCTTTATGACGATGTGCGGTTTGAGCCGCTGGATGAGGCTCAGCGGGACGAGCTTTACTTCGGTGTTGCCATCGACGATCTGAGGAAAGCGCACAAGTACGGAGTGTTTACAGCCCGCAGCGATTACGCGATAGAGGCTGAGTTCGATAACCTCTGCGATGTGCAGGCGTTCATCAACAACTGGGAGAACGCGCTGAAGGATGAGGCGTTCTATATGCAGCGCGAAGCCAAGCGAAAGAGACTGGACGAACTTTCCGCCGAGGCCACCCGGCTGCTTAAAAAGGCGGAGAAGCGGCTGAAGGAGGACGACGATGGGCAGAAAGACAGTACACTTCCGCAGGCGTAGTCAGGCCGAGTTTGCGCGGCAGTTCACGAACCTGTGCAACACAAAGAGTTCGTGGGAGGTGTGGGCGGATTTCGTCACCATGTCTGCTACTGCCATAGCCAACGCCTGCGACCAACAGGGCGAGACCCATGACGCGCGGGAGAAAGAATACCTCAGCATCATCAACCGATACACGAAAGCGGAACAGCAGACTTTCCCGGAGCTGCTTGCCAAGCTGGTAGAGGCTCTGGAGGAAGACCCTGAGCAGGATTTTCTCGGTGAGATGTTCATGGCGCTGGAGCTGGGAAGCCACTGGAAAGGTCAGTTCTTCACCCCGTATTCCATATGCCAGTTGATGTCGGCTATGACTATCGACGACAGAGCGCAGCAGATTCAAGAGCGCGGCTGGGCAGGGATTCACGACCCGTGCTGCGGCGCCGGAGCACTCCTGATCGCCGCCCGGAACGAGATGGTGAAGCGTGGCCTCGGTCCCAGACAAGCCCTGTATGTGGCGCAGGACATTGACCGGACAGCGGCGCTGATGTGCTATCTGCAACTGTCCCTTCTGGGCTGTGCCGGTTATGTGGTCGTGGGCGACACGCTCACGCAGCCCTCTGTCGGTCCAACAGGGTCTCCCCTGCTGATTGCTCCGGCAGAAGGGCAGGAAGTCTGGCTGATGCCAGCGTTCTATGACAAGGTGTGGATGTACCGGGTTCAGTTCGAGAAAGTGATGTGGCTGACAATGCCGAGGGAGGGAAAGTAGATGGATTTTCTGGAGCAGTACAACCGTATCAAAGCGGCGGGCGATTTCGTTGCCCCGCCTGACATCCGCCGGAAGGCGAAGCATAGCAGCACCCAGAAGAAGCGCCGCCTCAATCAGCGGCGGTGCGGCGGGAAAAGGAAGGGAGGTAAAAAGCGGTGAAGCGTGAGCGGTATATGTACGGCGTTCGCGGTGAGCAGTATGGCATCTGGAACACCGTCAAGAAGTGCTGGCAGTTCGGCATCTGCGAAGACACGCCGATGTTGGCTGAGGCTCGCCTGTTTCAAAGAATCGGAGACGATGCGCGGAAGTGGCGGTTTGAGGTGCGAGTGCTGCCGGTAGAGATGCGGAAGGCCAAACCTGATCCGCTGCTTCTGGCAGAGCTTCAGCGGAAAGACAGAGAGCTGAAGTTGCTGGGCCGTTCTGTGCGGCATGGGCGCTGGGTCAAACCCGTCCCCGGTGACGGCGAGAATCACTGTTCAGTCTGCAAAGCACCGCAGCCGTGGTTTTACGACAGCGGCTATCAGGAATACGATTTCTGCCCGTATTGCGGTGCAAAGATGGATGGGGAGGCAGGAACGTAAAGATGGATTTGGATAACAAAACTTTGGCGCAAAAACTCCGTGAAGGAGCTGTTGTAAAAAACCATGTTGTTCAGGTCTCAACCCAGATATGGGAGGACATTCTTGAACGACTTACCGCGAGTGTACCGCAGCAACACGGAGCATGGGAGTGGAATCCAGACGGAATGGACTGGGGGCTTGGCGCATGGCAGTGTAGCGAATGCGGCTGTAGAAACAGTAACCTGCCGGTTGACACACGAATCAGCCCCTATATGTTTTCTGGTTCGAGATACTGTCCGAATTGTGGGGCGAGGATGGATAAGGAGGCGGGACGATGAGCAAGAATCCGACACGCAAAATCACTGTGCGGGTTTCGCCGCAGACTGCATATAATCTGGAGCTGCTGATGGCGATGTCCGGTGCAAAGTCCGCAGGGCGTGTCATTGACAAGCTGGTACGCGACCGGATGCTGGCACTCAAAGGTCATAAGGAGGAACACTGATGATTAAGAATTTCACACCGCAGCCCTACGACGGGCTGACTGCGCTGCCTGACTATGTTACCAGCCCGCGCTTCTACACGCTGGTCGGGTATGCGCCCGGAGACTATACCGTTACCCTTGCCAGAATGACGGTCGGAGATTCCAAGAGTGCGGGCAATCCTCTGGCCCATGTTCTCTTTGAGAGCTTCGATGACCACGGCGTCGCCATGAAAACCGCACGGACACGGGCCGGCGGTTTGGACCGCGAGTATATCGCGGCGAAGAATGCCATGAGCACAACAGGCGTGGAGTTCCATCCGGCGCTCCCCTGCTCCTGCGAGGCGATGCTTCGGTCTTTGGGCGACTGGTTTATGGCGCAGAATCCTGAGCTGTTGTCGGTGGAGGTCATGTCACAAACGTGTCATTGACTTGTCACAGAGGGGGTGCTAAAATGGTATCGTATAGTGATACGCCTATGCACCTCTGCCCGGCTTCAGGAGGCTTTTGGTGTCCTCCAAAAAGCCTCCTGAGACCGGGACGAGAAGTCCAAAAAATGGCGCAATTAAGCGGTTTTTCAGCATTTTATTCTGTACAAAAGTGAGCTTTTGTGGTAGAATGAATGTAGGGATAAAAGTCCCCAAATGCCGCTTGAAGAAGCGGCGTTTGTCATTTTAGAAAGGTGTTTAGGTGTATGATTTACACAAGCAGGTTCTCCAACCCGGAGCTGAAAACGGGGAAGTACACAGCGGTACGAATCTCTGTCGGAAGCCCTCGTTGGAAAGTAGGGTACGACATCAGCGGAGCGATCAGCGAGCTGATGCCGAAGGGTATCTTCGGAAAGTATGAGACAAAAGCAGTGTTTGAGGTTCAGTATCGAAAGCGTTTGGAGTGCATCGGTGTTGAATATATCCGAAAGCTGATTGCCGGGTACGAATCGCTTGGCAGAGATGTGGTGCTGCTGTGCTACGAAGATGTGCGGAAGGGTGAAAGCGACTGGTGCCATCGGACTATCTTTACTGACTGGTGGCGGGAAAAGACCGGCGAGGTCATCCCGGAACTGCCGGATCCGTCCCCCGTAAAGGGAGTGAGGAAGGCGAAGAAGGCCGACGATCCGCAGACTACCCTGTTCTGATTTTTTGGTAAACCGGCGACCTCTGGAAGCAACGCTCAGCCAGAGGAAACGGCGCGAAGACGATAGTTTCCAGAGGTTGCCTTTTTATGCGGACTTAGCTCAATGTCAGAGCACCCGGCTCCCAGCCGGAAGACGCCTGTTCGATTCAGGCAGTCCGCTCCATAATGCGGACTTAGTTCAATGTTAGAACACGCAGCTACCCGCTGCGAGACGCGCGTTCGATTCGTGCAGTCCGCTCCAAATTGAATACGGCAAGAAACGCCGTCAGACCCGTTTACGGGCTTGACGGCGTTTTCTTTTTACAGGGAGGGCATGAGGATGTTTTACGGTTCAGTTCCTGCCGAAGCGCAGGCGATAATGAACAAGATTGTGAAGATGTGGGATGTCAGCGATATCTACATAGGCTGCTCCGGCAACTTCACGCTGGAGAAGTTCATCAGCCCGATGGGGCGCTTCAACCTGCACAGCAACGATGTAACGCTGTATTCGCTGATGCTGGGTCAGTTTTTCCAAGGAAAGACCGTGGAGCTGTTCTTGTCTGAGACCGGAGCCGAGATGTTCCCGTGGCTGAGCCAATACATGGAAACTGATACTGACCGGATTGCTACCATGCTGCTGATGTCCCGCATCGTGGCCTATGTCGGGAAAGAGGACCACCCGTATTACAGCATGATGCTCCAAGAGAACATCAAGCAATATCCGGTCATGCACGAAAAGACGGTCAAGAAGCTCACAGACAGCAAACTAAGCATTTCCAGTTATTACAACGGGGATGCAGTAGACTTTGTGAAAGAGGCCCCACAGGATGCGGGCTTTGTATCATTCCCCCCGTTCAAAAAGGCGGGCAAGGCATTCGTGAAAGATTTTGCCAAGCTGGAGCAGATTTTTAGCTTTGAACCGCCTGAGTATGGCTACTTTGATGAGAAGTCGCTGGTAGACTACTTCCGGCTCATCATGCAGAAGAAAGCATGGTGCTTCGGTACAGATATGCGCCTGCCGCCCGATGAGTTCGGTGACTACCTGAAAGGGATGACCAAAACGACGAATCGAGGCATCCCGATTTACCTGTACGCCAACTATGGCAGGCCGCAGATTGTCACGCCGTTGCAGTCCACGATCAGCGCGAATATCAAAAAATTTGGCAAAGGTATGGAGATTGGCGATGACATCCGGCTGTACGAGCTGTCGAACGATGCTTTCCAAACGCTGCGGAGCCAGTATATGAATATCAACATCCGGCCCGGTTCTGCAACTCTTGCAATCGGTGTACTGGTGGACGGCTACCTCATAGGTGTCTACGCCTTCTCAGCGTCCCCTACGCTGTCGAATTGGGATAAGCATATAGAAACTCCTACCATGTACCTACTGAGCGATTTTCCGGTGGCTCCTGTGGACTACAAGCACCTTGCAAAGCTGGTGCTGTATGCGGCCCTCTCGAAAGAGAGCAAGCGGCTGGCGGAGCGTATCACCCGCCGCCGCTGCGCATCGCTGGTCACGACCGCATTTTCCAAAAACCCGGAATCCATGAAATACCGCGGACTGTTCAAGGTGCTTAATCGAAAGCACAACGATTCGCTCCAAAAGGCTGACTGGGCGAAGGATATAGACCCCGCCAATGCCTACTATATGCAGCCCTACGAAATCAACTATGGCGCCCCGCTGGGCCAGTGGACGCTGCAAGAAGGGCTGGCTATGTGGAAAAAGAAACACTCACAGAAAAGATAGGAGGACATCACTATGCAGACAAGAGTTATCCAAGTAGACCCGAAAACGCTGAAGCTGCTGGAAGTGAACGCTCGATTCATGCGGCACGAGGAGTTCCAGCGACTGGTTGCCAATGTCAAGAAGGACGGACAGCTCACCTCTGCCCCGTTTGCGGCAAGAAACGCTGATGGGACATACGAAGTGCTGTCTGGCAACCACCGCGTTCAGGCGGCTATCGCGGCGGGACTGGAGAGCATCCCCTGTATCATCACAGATGATGAACTGTCCAAAGAACAGCGGATTGCGATTCAGCTTTCACACAACGCGATTGTGGGGCAGGACGACCCCGACACTTTGAAAAAGCTGTATGACGAGATTTTTGACATTGACCTGAAGGAGTATTCCGGCCTCGATGACAAAACGCTCGGACTGCTGGACAAAGCATCGTCCCAAGCCATGACAGAGGCCAATCTGGAGTATCAGGTGCTAAGCGTCGTATATCTGCCGGATGAGCTGAAAGATGCGCAGCGTGTCATTGAAAAGGCTCTGGAAACCACGAAAAACAGCGCGGTAATCTGGCTGGCAAAAGACAGTGAGTATGACCGCTGGCTGGACGCGCAGGAAACGGCTTCCTCAGCCCATAATGTGAAGAATGTTTCGGCGGCAATCAAAATCATTCTGGACATCTTCGAGCGCAATCTGACGCAGCTCTCAGAGGGCTGGGACAGCGAAGAATCTAAGCACGACAATTCCACATGGGTCCCGCTGTCTACTGTACTCGGACGCACGAAGATTCCCGCGGGGGGCGCCAAGACCATCAAGAAGGCGCTGGACAAAATGGTCGGCTCCGGCGAAATCACATCGAAGAATTTGTATGACGGTTTGGTGAAGCTGTGCGCTGACTACATCGAGAAAAAGTAGGAGGTGCGATTATGGCGACCCAAGTCTACAACGCTCAGTATCACGATGATTGGGCGTGGTCGCTCGCAATCAAGGGCGCTACCGATGATGAGATTGCGGCAGCGATGCACGTTTCCAGAAAAACGATTTCGCAGTGGAAAAAAAACCATGAATCGTTTGCGAAAGCGTTGGCCGAAGGGAAGGAGATAGCGGACAGCAAAATTGAACGCGGCCTGTATAACAGCGCGATGGGCTATTTCGTTGACGAGGAGGAACGGCTCATCGAAGTCAACCGGGACGGGACCCAGAAGCTGGGCGATCTGCGTATGAAAAAACGGTATGTGCCGCCCAGCGTCACGGCTCAGATATTCTGGCTCAAAAACCGCATGAAAGCCCACTGGCGGGATGTTACGAAAACCGAAGTTACCGGAACCGATGGCAAGCCGATTCAGTTTCAGCAGGTGCAGGTTTATCTCCCTGAAAAAGAACAGGTGGAAGAAGATGAGGTGGAAGAAGATGAGGTGGAATAGCGCGTGGAGAAAATCATATTTCGCCCGCAGAAAGGCAAACAAGAAAAATTCCTCGCGTCTTCCGCTGATATTTGCATCTACGGCGGCGCGGCTGGCGGAGGGAAAAGCTATGCTCTCCTGCTCGAACCGCTGAGGCATATCGGGAACAAGAACTTTGACGCGGTAGCGTTCAGACGAACAAATCCGCAGATACTGAACCCCGGCGGTCTGTGGTCAGAGAGCTTTAATATCTACAGCCTGCTCGGTGCCACGCCAAAGATGTCCCCGAAGCCGATGTGGACATTCCCCAGCGGTGCAACTATCACCTTTTCCCATCTGGAGATGGAGCAGACAAAATATGACTGGCAGGGCGCTCAGGTGCCGCTCATCATGTTTGATGAGCTGACGCACTTTTCAGAGAGCGTCTTTTTCTATATGCTCTCCCGTAACCGTTCAATGTGCGGAGTGAAACCATACATCCGAGCCACCTGCAACCCTGATGCGGATAGCTGGGTGGCTCCGTTCATCTCGTGGTGGATTGACCAAGACACAGGCTACCCGATAGCGGAACGGTGCGGAAAGATTCGCTGGATGTACCGCAACAACGACACCGTGTACTGGGCAGACAAGAAGTCGGAACTGTGGGAACGGTTTAATCTGAGAACAAAAGAAGAACGTGCGGAGCCTCGCTCTGTTGCCTTTATCAACAGCACCTTGCAGGATAACAAACTGCTGATGCAGCGAGACCCGTCCTATCTGGCAAACCTGAAAGCCCTGCCAACGGTAGAGCGTGAACGGCTGCTGTATGGTAACTGGAAGATAAAGCAGGCGGCGGGCCTGTTCTTCAAGCGGACGCAGGTTCGGAGTATGCTGCCTGTCGTACCAGACGATATTATCAAATTCGTCCGTGCGTGGGACCTCGCAGCTACACCGGAAACAGAAAAAGGCGACCCTGCCTATACCGCCGGCGTGCTCATGGGAAAGCGTTCAGATGGCAGCTATGTTGTGATTGATGTTATCAATGTCCGGCAATCCGCCAGCGATGTGCGGGCTACGATACGGCATACCGCTGAGGCAGACAATGCCCGGTACGGTCATGTCCGGGTACGGCTCCCGCAAGACCCCGGACAGGCCGGGAAAGACCAAGCCGAGAGCTTTATCCGGCTACTGGCAGGGTTCAGCGTAACGGCTGTTCCGGTCAGCGGAAGTAAAGAGGCGCGGGCTGAGCCGACGGCCTCTCAATGGCAGGCAGGCAATTTTGACATTGTAGTCGATGACTGGAATGAAAGCTACTTCTCCCAGTTAGAGAGCTTCCCTGCCAGTAAGTTCAAAGACATGGTGGATGCCACCAACGACGCCTTCGCCGAGCTGGAGCGGAAAGGCGAATTTGGATTTTCCTTTTGAGGTGCAAGATGAAAATATTCGATATTCTCACAGGGCGAAAAAAGGTGCGTAACGCCTACATGGGCGACAACCGCAGCTTTGTTTCGCGCTGGGCAAGACCGCCCTCCCGAAATACAGCCGAGTGGCTGGAGATGTATTCTAAAAGCCCCCGGCTGGCTGTTGTTGAGAAGATCGCAACAGACCTTGCCAGCCTCAGCGGGCATCTGCTTCGGGTCAACCCGGATGGGACAGAAACCGAGCTAACGCAGCATCCATTTCTCGATTTTATGGCGCAGCCGAATCCGCTGTATGAGATGACAAGCTCAGCTCTGTGGCGGCTCAACGAGATTTACCTGATGCTTGTCGGCGAGAGCTTTTTCCTCATCGAACGCGATGAGAATGACCAGCCCATTGAGCTGTGGAGCGTTCCCCCGCACTGGGTGAAGATGACCCCATACCTCGGAAGCCCCGGCTATATGATTACCTCGCCGAGCGGCCTGACAATGACTGTCCCTGTTGACGATATGTTCGTGATGAAGCGGCTGAACCCGCTGGACCCGTTTATGCGCGGTCTGGGTGTAGCTGAGAGCATCGCGGATGAAATTGAAATCGACGAGTTTTCGGCACAGTTCCAGAAGCGTTTCTTCTATAACGACGGGACGCCATCGCTGCTGTTTCTCATGCCGGACGCTTCAGAGAACCAGCGGGATTCCTTTATGGCCCGGTGGAACAAGCGGCACCGTGGCGTTGAGAACAGCCATAAGGCCGCAGCCATTACTGGGAATGTCGATGTGAAGACCTTCGGCAGCAAGGATGTCCGCGAGCTGGGCTTTGTCGAGAGCCGGATTGCCATACGCGACGCGGTGCTGGAGCACTTCGGTGTACCGCGTGAGATAATGGGCATCACCGAAAACAGCAACCGCTCAACGGCTGATTCCGCGCAGTATATCTACGCCAAGAATGTCCTGACCCCGCGCATCCATGACCGTGAGGAGGCAATCAACCAGCAGCTTCTTCCTCTGTTTGGCGACGACCTCGTGTGGCGGTTCGACCCAGTTGTCCCCTACGACAAGGAGTTTGACAAAGCGCGGGCGCTGGACGGCTGGAACGCTGGCCTTCTGACAAAGAATGAAGCGCGTGGGCTGATGGACCTGCCGGATGTACCGGGCGGGAATGTGTTCAAAATCAACATCAACGACCTGTTCATGGAGCAGACCGCAGACCCCGTGGAGGTCTCCCAGACTTTAGGTGAGAGCCACGGCGAGAAGTCAGCGCGGCGCGTGAATGTTGAGGCGATGCTCCGGCTGGAGGACGCGGCACTCCGGGCAAACAGCCGGAAGTTTGAAGCCGCTGCTATGAAGCATTTTTCAGAGCAGTATCAGGCTATCGCAAAGGCGCTGGGACTGACGGCGAAGGCAGAAACAGATGCCCTCGCCGCGCTGGACGACCTGCTGCTTCCTGATGGAACCTTCGACCCGATGCTGTGGGAGGCCCTGAAGGAAGAAGAACGGGAACGGCTTGCCGAGGCTGTCGCTGCTGGCCTGCTGAACTGGAAGGAAGAAGCCAAGAAGCTCACCGCGCTGTTTACGCCGCTCTGGAAACAGGCATACGACGACGGGGGAAAGGTAAGCGCCGAGAGCTATGGCCTGCTCGACCTCGTTCGCCCGGAGTTTGTTTCACAGGCGCGGGTGAACGGCGGCAAGCGGGTTGTCGGCATCCAAGCTACAACGCAGAAAACCATAGCGGACATCATCGCTCGCGGAGTTGAAAACGGCTCCAGTCAAAACGAGCTGAAGAAGGAAATTTTAACGGCTATGGGGCCGGGAACGACCCGCGCCCGTGCCAAGCTGATTGCACAGCAGGAGACCTCGATGTCTCTTGCTACCGGTCAGTTTGACACCATGAAGGCCGCAGGAGCCACTATGAAAGAGTGGCATCACCGCGACCCTCAGAAAGACCCCAGAGATGGGACACACGGCAAAGTCAATCATGTCATCCTCGAAGGAGAGACCGTGGCGATTGATAAGCCGTTTTCCAACGGGCTGATGTACCCAAGAGACCCGAATGACGGTCGGCCAGAAGAGGTTATCCGCTGTCGTTGTTACCTGACATACGGTGGCTTTTAACATCTGCCCACATTCTGAAGAAAGGAGGTAGACTGTATGGCATTTAAGGGGAAGCGAACTGTGGGAACTGGCATCAAGTCCGGGTCTACAGTATGCGAATACAAAGCGGTCAGCTTTACGCTGGAAAGTGCAGACGCGACAACCGGTGAGTTCTCCGGCTACGCTTCTGTCTTCGGAAATGTGGACGACGGCGGCGACATCGTTGTGAAAGGTGCGTTTGCCGAAACCATTGTTGAAGACTTTGCCCGTATCAAGATTCTGGCCTTGCATAACGGTAACTGGCTTCCAGTTGGGAAACCGATTGAGCTGCGCGAAGACGATCACGGCCTTTTCATCAGGGGGAAGATCAGCGACACCTCGATGGGGCGTGACATCCAGACGCTGCTGAAAGACGGTGTGCTCAATGAACTGTCGATTGGCTATGAAGCCATCGACTATGAAATTGATGAGGAAGCTCATGTCCGGTATCTGAAGCGAATCAAGCTGTGGGAAGTCTCCATCGTGACATGGGCGATGAACGACCAAGCCACGATTGATGATGTGAAGTCTCTGGCAGAGGAGCTGAGAACGGAAGCCATGAGCGGCAAGATGTCTCGTGCAAGGCTGAACGCGCTGAAACCGTTCATCGCCGTTGTACGGGAACTGGTTGAAATCCTCAGCCCCTTCTTGGAGACGCAACCCACGCCTGAACCGGGACCTGAGCCTGAGCCTGAGCCTGAACCGCCCAAAAAGCAGAAGAAGACCAAAACAGACGGGCTGATTTTTGAAATCATCCCGGCAACACAAACAGGAGGTAATTGACTATGAAACTGACCCCGGAACAGCTTGCGCAGCTTATCGCGCAGATTTTCGCAAACCTCATCGCTGCGGGCAAGGACCCCGCCAGCATCACGACCGAGGACATTATGGCTGAGCTGAACGCCGTTGTCGAGCAGAACGGCGAGCCTGCCGCCGAGCCGGAGGAGGAACCCGCTGCCGAGCCGGAGAGTGAGCCTGACGCAAAGGCAGAGGGAGACGGTGCTCTCAGCGTGACCCCTGAGCTTATCCAGCAGATTATCGACGCGCTGGGCGCCGGGAAGTCCGCCGAGCCTGCCGCCGAGCCGAAAGCGGCTGCGGAGCCTGCCGCTGTTCAGCAGAAGTCTGGTGGTCCTGCCGCTCAGCCGAAGGCCGCGCCGCAGCGCAAGTATGCGGGCATCTTCCTGAGCACTCCCCCCGTTCGCGGCGGCGTCCAGCAGGGCAGCGACTTCAAGACCCGCATCGCCTCCATGTCCGAGCGTGATCGCCGGAAGGCAACCTTCGGTGCGTTCGGTCGTGCGGTGAAGTGCATCCACGCTTCCCACGGCGACCCTGAGCAGGCGGCGTTTACTGCTGAGCGTAAGTTCCGCGATGCGGAGATGGCCCGCGAGTTCAAAGCTCTGTCCGCCACCTCCCCCTCTGATGGCGGCTACCTTGTGCCGGAGATTTACGCCAGCGAGATTATCGAGCTGCTGTACCCCGCCACCGTCATCTATGAGCTGGGCGCCCGTCGGCTGGGCATGGCGAACGGCAACCTGAACCTGCCCAAGATTAAGACCGGCTCCCGCGCGATGTACACCGGCGAGAACCGCTCCATCCCCAAGACCGCCCCCAAGTTCGGAAACCTGAAGCTGTCCGCCAAGAAGCTGACCGCGCTCATCCCGATGAGCAACGACCTGCTGCGCTCCACCAACTTTGACAACGATGTCGTCGTCGGTCAGGATGTGACGAAGCAGATGGCGCTGGGTATTGACTGGGGCGCGTTCCTCGGCACCGGCGGCGAGTTCCAGCCTCTGGGCCTCCTCCACAACAAGGGTGTGCTGAATATTGATGTGACCAGTCTGGACGCCGAGTACGCCAAGAACGGTGTGCTGACCGCGATGTTCCCGAACTATCTGGTCGCGTCTGTGCTGAAGAACAATGTCTTCGCTGATGGTCTGGGCTTCGTGTTCAACACCTCTGTCGAGCAGTTCTTCAAGTCCCTGCGTGACAATGTGGGCGGCTTCATCTTCGCTGAGGAGATGAACAAACAGGGGACGTTGGTTGGCTACCCGTACCGCACCACAAACCTGCTGGAGACCACCGGCGGCAAGACCTGCATCGTCTTCGGTAACTGGAACGATCTGGTCATCGGCGAGCAGGGCGCTCTGGAGATCGAGACCAGCCGCGAGGGTTCGTGGACCGACGACGCGGGCAACCTGATTTCCGCGTTCGAGAACGACCAGACGCTCATCCGTGCTATCAACCATGTGGACACCGGCCTGCGCCATGACGAGAGCTTCGCTGTGGCTACGAAGGTCGCCGTCCCCGTCTAATAAGGGAGGGTAAAGCAATATGAAACGCGAGCTTTTTCAGAATATTCTGGCGCTGCCCTACAGCTCCGGCGACGCCATCGACCGCGAGAGTTATCTCTCCGCTGTCGTCGGCGCTACCGTGGGTTCCACCGGCAAGCTGACCGTGACCATTGAGCACAGCGACGACGGGGAGAACTTCGTCCCCGTTACCGACCCTCTGGTCTTCCCTGAGCAGAAGACCGAGGACGGCAAGTTCGTCTTTGAGCAGCCCGTGGGCGCTGAGGACGCGGAAGGCCCGGTGGAGGCCGAAGGTGTTGTCAACATTGATGTTGACCTTGTGGGGCTGATGAGCTTCGTCAAGTTCACCGTGGAAGGCGCCACTTCGCTTGTCGTCGTTCTGGGCGACAGCACCGTTCAGCCGGTGTAAGGAGGGCCGTCATGCCGAGATTTTATAAGCCCATTAAGCCGTCTGCCAATAAAGCGGCGGCTCCTGTCGCGGAGACCAAAGCCCCGCAGGAAAAGGCGGAAAAGCCGCCGAGAAAACCGAAGGCTGAGACCGGCGAGCAGTAGTTCGCCGGTCTCCCAGATAGGAGGTCAGTATGCTTGCAGCAAACGCATTGACGACGCTCGAACGCATGAAGCTGATGCTGGGCTTGACGAACAAGGATGCCACTATTGATAAGCTGAAGCTGATGCTGGGGTTGTCTGCGGACAGCGAGATACCGCCGGAGCAACTGGAGCAAATGCTCGGTCTGGCAGGGGCTGAGGATGCGCAGACTGACCTCATCGTAGAGCTGCTGATTAACAAGGCGTCGGCGTGGATTGAGCGCATGACCGGGCGGCACCTCGGAAAGCAGACTTATCACCAGTGGTACGATGCCGACGGCTCACAGGAACTGGTGTTGATTGAATATCCCATCATCAGCATCGAGAGCATCAAAGAAGATGGTAAGCTGGTAGACCCGCACCGGTATGATTTCGGGCAGACCGGTCATATCGGCGTGGTGTACCGCGACGAAGGCTGGCTGAGAGCAGGCTGGAGACGCGGGCTGGCGTATGACATCGTAGCCCTGAAACGGGTTATTGAAGTGAAGTACACCGCAGGCTATGTCCTGCCGAAAGATGCCGCAGAAGATGACCCGCAGACCCTCCCTGCGGACCTTGAAGGTCTGGTGTGGGATATGGTGGCGCAGGCATACGCCAGCTTGCAAAACGGCTCGCAGGGGCTAAGCTCGTTCTCCATCTCTGATGTTGACTGGAAATTTGACAGCTCCACAAAACCGGAATGGTTGCAGCTTGTCAACCTGTATCGGAGGTACTGAGTATGGATGAGCTTGACACCCTGCTGGCGGATTTCAACAGGCTGAAGGAAAGCTGCCGAAAACTGGAGGGCCAGAAAATCGTAGTGGGCATCGTAGGCGGCGCCGGTTCGGATGTGCTGAAAATTGCCCATGCGCACGAGTACGGTGTACCCGGAAAGTTGCCGGAGCGTTCGTTTATCCGCGCCAGTTTCGATGCGGATAAGGCCAAGCTGGGAACTCTCGTTGATGAACAGGTCAGCAAGGTTCTGGCAGGGCAAAAGTCGGCGGAGGCCGCGGCAAACGCCATTGGCGCTCAGGCGGCTCAGATGGTGCAGAATTTCATCGACGAGAACCGCGTAAAACCGCCCTCTGACTTTTCGAGAAAGCGGGTTCACACCACACTGTTTGAAACCGGTACGCATATCCGCGACCGTATAAGCTGGGAGGTGGAGAAAAAGTAATGTTCTATAATACCCCGCGACTGCCGCGTGCATTACTTCATCCGCTTGTGGCTTATGAGCAGGTATCTGAGCCGGGACCCGGCGGGCAATTCAAAAAGGTCATGAAAGCAGTTTTTGTTTTTAAGGGCGCGGTTCTTCCGCTGTCTAATGAGGACTGGAAACTGCTGCCGGAAGGCTCCTACACCAAAAACTCGCAGAAACTCTACACCGACGACCCGGTGACACTAATGCCCGGTCAGGTCGTGCAAGACACCTTTGACGGGCAGAGGTACACCGTGAAAACGATGCTGGCGCACAACAGCCTACACCCTCTGCTGCGTTATATCGTAGAGGGGGTGGTGGGCAAGTGACCATTGTGCAGGCCCGCGAAGCAATCTGGGCAGGGCTGAAAGAGCATATCGGCTGTCCGGTCATACTGGCTGAGGAAAATCAACCGATGCCGGACCCGCCGTATTGCTACTACAGCGTTTTGGTGCCCAGAATCACAGACCATGCGTTCGGGTTGACCGAACTCGTGGAAACGCCGGAGGGCTTTGTCCGGCGACGCTCAGAGCCGGTATCGGCAACGATGTCCTTCACATTTTGCAGTACGAGCCGGGAAGCTCCCTGCGGCTACATTTTCGGAGAAGACGAGGCTCTGGAGCTGGCAGAGAAAGCCCACGGCTTTTTTCTGCTGAACGGCCATAACATCGTGACCGATCACGGCGATATTGTCATCCAGAACATCGGCAGCGTAACGAACCGCTCCGGCTTTCTTGTGACGGATACGGTACGCCGCTATGGTTTCGATATTCGGTTTGGCTATGTGCGAACCGATGAGATGCCGACAACAACAATTCAAAATCCGGGGAATCCCCACGGAATCTACAAGTAAGGAGGAATAAAGTCTATGGCAAGAGATGTCATCGTCGTTGTTCAGCGGGACGCTCTACCGACCGAGAAAGAGAATCTGGACATCCTGTTCATCTCTACGACCGGCGCTCAGCCGGTCAAGGTGTACAGGGATGTGACGACTGTCGAGGCGGTGTACGGTGAGAACGGCCCCACGCCGAACGCGAAGATCGTCAGAAAGGTTACGACCCTGCTGAATCAGGGTAAGACCACGCTGGCAGAAACGCTGATGAACAAGTTCAAAATCGTCGGCTTCGAGCCGCCCAGTGCTAAGCCCGCGCTCCCGGCAACCTTCTCCGTCACTTTCCCCTCTGACACTCTCGACCAGCCCATTGAGGCTGACAAAGAGCTGTGGGCAAAGTTTGGCGGCGATGATAACGCCGTCATTAAGCTGACCACGGCGGATGAAATCACGACCGGTGTAGAACTCGCTGCTTTGTTTACAGATACCAGTTTCACCAAGGGCGGAAAAACCTATACCGCTGCGGTGGATGGGGCCGTAGTCAAATACACTGCAAGCGAGGACGGCGCCGCCGATTCCATTCCTGCACTGTTCAGCATCTACACAGATGAGAAGCGGTTGGAGGAGCTGACCGTTACGGTTGAGGTCAAGTTCGTCAGCGGGGCGAACGCCCTGAGCGCCCCCGATGCCCTTATCGAAACCATCAAGCAGTTCCAGCAGGACGAGGACAACGATTGGTACTACTTCATGACGGATCGCGATGAGCCTGAGTTCGTCCGGGCGCTGGCGAAGTTCGCCGAGGCCAGCGAGCCTTCTGAAGCTGAGCTGGGCGTTGGCGTGGAGGACCATCGGAAATTTTATATGGGCCAGACCACTGACAAAACCTTCGCGGACAACACCGCCCGCGCTGCCGTCATCTACACCAGCGAGGAGCTTATCAGCGAGGAGCCGGACGCTTCCTACACTGGTAATGTTGGCCCGTTCTACCCGAAGAATGTGACATGGAAGTTTAAGCGTCCGCAGGACGGCTGCGCCCCTGCCAGCGCGGGAACAAAACTCATTTCGCTGCCCAAGCTGACGGAAGGTGAACGCGACCAGCTCATCGAGAACCATGTGAATTTTTTGACCGAGGAGTACAAGCGGCAGTATGTCAAGGAAGGCGTCTGCCTCAACGGTGAGTTCATTGATGTGGTGCTGGGCGGCGACTGGATTGCCAAGCGGATGCGCGACCTGCTTTACGACATCCTGCTCAGCAACGCCAATATCGACTACAGCGATGCGGGCTTCGGCCTGATTGCCACGGCGGTATTGCAGGCGCTGTCTGAAGCTGCTGACGAAGACCATAACATCATCGCCTGTGATCAGGAAAGCAAGGCCGGCGTGTTCTCCGTGTTCATCCCGAAGTACGCGGACAGCACCGAGGAGCAGCGCAGGAATCGTGTTATGCCGGACATCACATGGGAGGCTCTGCTGTGCGGCGCCGTCCATCAGGTCAAAACCAAGGGCGTCCTTCGGGCGACGCTGTAAGGAGGTATGAGCCATGTTGAAAACCTACGACCCGCTGAAGGTCAATGTCGCATTCAACAGCAGGCAGCTCCGTATGTTCGGGGACAGCCTGTTCACACTGGCCCGCGATGAGGCCAATGTGACTTTGAAGAAGGGCGTTAAGGGTGACAGCACCTACATCCTGAACGCGAACAAGGCCGGTAAGCTGACCATCACACTCCAGCAGGAATCCCCGGACATCGCCTTTCTGGAGCAGTGCGCGGAGAGATTTGTGAAGGCAAACCTTGCCATCACGGACGCCAACGAGAGCGGCCTTATCTTCTTCGCGCAGGACTGCATGGTCGAGAAGCTGCCCGACCGTCAGCGCGGAAAGGACGCCCCGGATGTCAGCTTCGTGTTCCTGATTCCCGACATCCACATCATCTGATTTGCCCGGAACATTGAAGCGGAACATTTACACCAACGCTCCACATTCAGGCACGAAAGTCGAAAATCAGACACGAAAGTTCATCGAATGTTCCGGGCAAAGTTCCACCAATGTTCCGCCAATGTTCCGCCAATGTTCCGCTGAATGTTCCGGCCTGTTGGTAGCAGAGCTGTAACCGACAGTAACAGCTTCAGTACCCAATGGTAGCAGCTCTGCTACTGATAGCTTATGGGCGGAACAATGGAACATTTAATCCTATAGAGGGTACAAAATAGAGGAATTAGAGAACGAAACCCGTAATGTGTTTCTCTAATTCCTCAGATATGGGCGTATTATACGCGCGCGTGAACGCGGAGGCCCAAAACATCAAAATTTGAAGGAGTGTATAGGCATGGCAAGAACAAAAACTGTAATCGTAAACGATGTGGAGTACGAGCTTCAGAGCGTCAATTTTTCGTGGTACTCCAACCTGACCGACCTCTACATCAACCCCGCACATGGGCGGAAGAACACGGCGAAGTACACAGACGCGCTCATCAAGGGCTGCGTAACAAAGCCTGCCGAGGTTGCCAAGGCCGGCCTGAAGTTCTTCGATGACCAAGACGATCTCGCAACACCCGGAGAGCTGGTGCGCGAGATCGAGAACTTTCTTGCGGAGAGAGGCGGACCCGGCAGCAGCAAGGACAAGAGCGCAACTTAACGAGCGCTTTTGGCGGATGGCATTCTGCATGGGCGGAATCAGCTACAGCGAGTTGAAAGCGATGGATATTTACGAGTTTGTTGAAGCTGAGCAGGCCCGCATACTTTGGCAGACTGTCTGGAACAAAAAGAAGGATTGACGCCAGAAGGGAGGGACGACTTGTGGATGAGGCCCGCAGCCTACAGTACAGTATCGAGGTAAAAACAGATATTGAGAAGGCTGAAAAGGATATTCAGAATTTAATCAGCCAGTGCGGTAAGCTGCGGGCGGAAGCCTCCGGCGGTATCGACATCAACGCAGATGTGGACATCGACGAAGCTGCCGAGAATATCCGAGAGCTGACCGAGGACATCGGCGACCTTCGGGCCGACGCGGGAGCTGGTGTGGTTATCAACGCCGACACCGAAAGGGCCGAAGAAAATGTGCGTGAGCTGACCGAGGGAATCGGCAGCATTGAGACCGGCACGGTCGATGTTGATGTTGATACAGATGAAGCACAGGACAATGTGAAAAGGCTGGCGGAGCGCGTTACGAATCTCGGACACGACCCGCCAGACATCAGGATTGATGTTGATACCTCGGAGGCTGAACGGAATATCCGGGACCTGACCGACGACATCGGCGATCTGTCGGATGATGCCGGTAGTATCGGCTCGGCTTTCCGCAAGTCCTTCCTTGCGGGTATTGACAGCGGTAATTCCTTCGCCTCGTCCCTCCGGTCGGGTGTGGGCGGGGCGATTACATACGCAGGCGATAAAGTAACCGAGTTCAAAGACAATGTTATTACGCGCATGAAGGGCGCGGCAGATAATGTTGTCAGCAGTGCTAAGAGTATCGGGCAAGGCTTCGCTCACCCGATAGAGACCATCAAGACCGGGTTGGGCGGGGCGATAGACAGTGCGAAGAACAAGTTCGTCAGCTTTGTCCGGGGTGCCGATGACGCAGCAGACGCGGCGGATGATGTCGGCGATGCCGCTGCCGGGGCCAAGCCGGATGTAGAGGGTCTGGGCGATGCGGCAGAGAAATCCGGCAACAAATTTGAGAAGCTGGGCGACATCCTGAAGGGTATCGGCAAGGCCGCAGTAGTCGGCGTAACCGCTGCCACGGTAGCGGTTGGCGGCTTCGCCGCTGCTTCCGTCAATACAGGGATGGCCTTCGATTCGTCCATGTCTCAGGTTGCAGCCACGATGGGCTACACCGTAGACGAGCTGAACGATTCGACCTCTGAGGCAAGCCAGAATTTCTCCCAGCTCCGTGAGTTTGCTATGGAGATGGGCGCGAATACCGCCTTCTCCGCATCGCAGGCCGCAGACGCCCTGAATTACATGGCGCTGGCAGGTTATGATGCCGAGACCTCCATGACCATGCTGCCGAATGTTCTGAACCTCGCGGCGGCTGGCGGCATAGAGCTGGCGGCGGCGTCCGACATGGTGACAGATGCGCAGTCTGCTTTGGGCCTCACGCTGGATGAGACCTCTGAGCTGGTTGACATGATGGCGCGGACATCCAGCAAGTCGAACACCAGCGTTGCTCAGCTCGGCGAGGCTATCCTGACTGTTGGCGGTACAGCAAAAACACTGTCCGGCGGTACAACAGAGCTGAACATGGCCCTGGGCGTTCTTGCGGACAACGGCATCAAGGGTGCGGAGGGGGGTACCGCTCTCCGTAATATGATACTGTCCCTGTCTGCTCCTACGGACAAGGCTGCGGCCCAGTTGAAAGCGATGGGCATTCAGGCGTTTGACGCCGAGGGCAACCTACGGCCTCTGAATGAAACCTTCGGAGACTTGAACAGTGCCCTGTCCACGATGACGCAGGAGGAGCAGACACAGGCGCTCAACGAGATTTTCAACAAGGTTGACCTGAAATCCGTGAACGCCATGCTTGGTACCAGTGCAGAGCGTTTTGACGAACTAAGTGGAAGCATTGCTAACTCGACAGGCGCAGCACAGGCTATGGCTGATACCCAGCTTGACAATCTGGCTGGTGATATAACACTTTTCAAGAGCGCCTTAGAGGGCGCTCAAATTGTCATCTCTGACGAGCTATCCCCGTCCCTGCGGGAGTTTACACAGTTCGGCACAGAGGCCGTCACGAAGCTCTCTGAGGCTTTCCAAGAGGGAGGGCTGACTGGGGCGATGGGTGCCCTCGGAGGCATCCTGAGCGACGGTCTCGGCATGATTATTGAGAAGCTGCCTATGGCGATTGATGCAGGTATGCAGCTACTCGGTGCTCTTGGTCAAGGGCTGCTGGACAATATGCCGCTCATCATCGACGCGGCGATCCAGATAGTGTCCATGCTCGGAAATGGAATCCTGAACAGCCTGCCGGTACTGGCAGGGGCAGCTATGCAGGTTGTGGCGTCGCTGGCCTCCGGCATCGCAGGGATGCTGCCAGAGCTGATACCGTCCATAGTCGAGACGGTGATGCTCATAGCAAGTACGCTGATTGAGAATCTGCCCCTCATCATCAACGCGGGGATGCAGCTCATAAGCGGTCTGGCAGATGGCATCATCGGGGCGATACCGATACTCATAGAGCAACTGCCTGAGCTGATTAACCAGATACTCGGCTTCCTGACCGAAAGCCTGCCGGTGATTCTGGAGCAGGGCGCAGCTATCCTGACCTCGATTGCAGACGGGCTGATTGGCGCGATACCTCTGCTGGTAGAAATGCTGCCGGAGATTATTTCGTCCATCGTTGGCTTCGTCACAGAGAATCTACCCACGATTTTGACACAGGGCGTCGAGATTCTAACCAGTCTGGCGACCGGCATCATTGGTGCGCTACCTGAGCTGATAAGCCAGATACCGGCTATCATTTCTGGCATCGTCGGAACGCTGAGCGAGAATTTCCCGTCCATCGTTTCGACCGGCGTGACGCTGCTGCTGGAACTGGGGTCCGGTATCATTTCGGCGATACCTGAGCTTTTAGCTCAGCTCCCCGCGATAGGCGCGGCTATCCTCGGTGCTCTCGGTGAAATCCCCTGCATGGTGATAAGTGTCGGTAAGAACATCGTAGAGGGCCTGTGGAGTGGCATCTCGTCGATGGCAAGCTGGGTGGCTGATAAGGTCAAAGGCTTCGCAAGCGGCATCGTAGACGGCATTAAGGGCTTCCTCGGCATACACAGCCCGTCCACCGTCTTTGCTGAAATCGGCGACAATATGGCCCTCGGCCTCGGCGGAGGCTTTGGTGAGGGCATGAAGGGCGTCACAGAGGATATTAAGGGCGCGATTCCGACAGACCTTGACGGGCCGGAAATCAACATTCCAGACCCGGATGTGCCTGACCCCAAGACGCCAAATGCACCGCCGGATTTGACCTATGGCGTGTACCCGAATGTGGAGAGCTACGACCTGCCGGGTAACGGCGGGCCGGTGTTCTATTCCATAAACACCGCTACGGGTGACGACGATTATGACCCGATGGATGGTGACGGTACGCCTAAGCCTGCACCCGGCGGCGGAAACGGTGATTATCCCGATCCGGTCGGTGGAAACCCCGGCGGCGGAGACAGCCCGTCTGAGGTTGGCTTTGCGCCGGAGGTAAAAATCGAAATCGTGGTACAGGGCAACGCCGATGATGCAGCTCTGGAGGAACTGAAAACTGAGCTTGAAGAAAAATTCGAGACGAAGATGAGAGAGCTGTTTGCCGAGTTCCGCGAGGAGGAACTTCAGCGGGCGGCTCTGAAGAACCAGTTTGCATTTTGATGGGAGGTGTACGGCATGGCATATACGCTGACTGGCAGAAAGAGCGGAACCGTCCGGTTTGAGCCGCGCTCTACGGGCGTGGTTGAGAAGGAAAGCGAGAGCTACAGCAGCTCGGTCACATCGAATCCGATTGAAGACGGAGGCGAGATAAACGACCATGTGAACAATGCCGCCGGAACCCTCAGCATCTCCGGCACGATTATTGGCGGAGATGGCGCGATCAGTGCATTGAAGGCGATGCGGGCGAAGCGCGAGCTGATTACCTATATCGGCGTTACGCGGATGTCGAATCTGGTGTTTACAGCTTTGAAGTTTGAACGCTCGTCTAAGAACAAAAACGGCGCGGCCTTCTCAGCCACGCTGAAGCAGGTGCAGACCGCCGCGTCTGAGTATGTCCCAATGGACGCGGCGGTCTCCATGACGAGCCAAGATGACGGGAAAAGTTCTGACCGGCAACTGGCAAAGACCGCGAATTACGGCCTCACCGTGATAGCCATACAGACGGTGAGTTCGTCCAGCGCGGAGAGGTATGAGGAAGCGTACAGGCAGACCAGCAGCTCCGCTCCGCTCACGCGGCAGACGGGCGGCTATGCAGGTCTGGCAGTGATGTGAAGGAGGTGCGGGTATGGCTCTGCAACTGGTTGACCTTAACTCGGATGTCGAGTATCTGGCGATTGATGTGTCGCAGATTCCGTACTCGTTTTCCGTGAAGCTGGTCGATAAGACCTACACCTTTACGGTGAAGTATAACGATGCGGGGAAGTTTTTCACGGTGGACCTGCTGGATGTGAACGGGAATGTTCTGGCCTTCGGTGAGGTTATCCGGTATGGGCGCCCGCTGTTCAATGTCGTGGAGGATGAGCGGTTTCCGATACCGGTCATCATCCCGTCCTGCATCACTGATACTGATGTGTCTGAGGTGACATGGGAGAATTTCGGAAAAGATGTGAAGCTGTACTTGTATGACAGGAAGGTGAGCTGATATGGCGTTTTGGATTCGAGCGGCTACGCTCACGATTGGAAATAACAAGTACGATTTGGACGGGCTGGATTTCGCCTTTGAAATCCCGTTCGAGGACAGCGATGAGCCGCCGGTGGCTACGGTGAAGGTTACGAACCTCTCCGCCAACACCCGCAACAATATCAAGAAGAATGACCCTGTTGTGCTGAACGCGGGGTATGAAGGCGATGTGGGCTGCATCTTGGTCGGCAGGGTCGTCGGTCTGAAACATAAGCAGAACAATGTGGACTGGACCTCGACGCTGACTGTGCAGCCCTGCGCTGACGAGATTCTGGGGCGGCTCATCAATAAGACCTATACCGAGAACATAAAGGCGTCCGTGATGATTCGGGACCTCCTGAACATTTTCGGTGTTGAGGTTGCGAAGTGTGAGCTGTCCATAGATACGGTCTACCCGCGCGGGCGGGTCTGCCGTGGCAATCTGAAGCAGGTGCTGACGGAGATCGTGGTGAGTGAGTGCAAGAGCCGGTTCATCGTCCGAGCTACTGGGCAAATCTATATCACAAAGGCTGAGGACGGCATAAATAACGGTCTGATTCTCACGCCTGCGACCGGCCTGCTTCGTTCTGATGAGGAGCAGGTGCCTATTCCATTGGAGACAAAAGCCAACTCCCAGAAGACAGGAGAGGACCGTGATGAGGATACGATTTCCCGGTCCTGCCTGCTGAACTACCATGTGGCGACAGCAGAAGTGGTGAAGGTGCAAGCCAGCGATTTGAACGGAAAGTTTCTGGTGGTAAAGGGAAAGCACTCCGGCAACAGGACTGGCGATTGGAAGACAGACATGGAGCTGAGGTCCTTTAGCCCACCTGCCCCGGCAGCTTCGTCCGGCGGAGGCGGCAGTGGTGGAGGCACCGGCGAACACGCTGTCGGCGATACCGTAAACTTCATCGGAACGCGGCATTATGTCAGCAGCACGGGAGATACCGGCTATAACTGCAAGCCGGGAGAAGCGAGGATAACGCTGATCGCACCCGGCGCGGCGCATCCGTACCATCTGGTCCACACGACCGGCAGCGCATCGACCGTGTACGGCTGGGTGAATGAATCGGATATAGCGTAAAAAGAGAGGAGGGAGACCGGCGGTGTCCAGTGTAAACCCGTATAACTACGAAGCAATTCACGACCAAAAGCTGCGCGAATCTATCTGCGTCGCAGCCATTGTGAAAGTGATGGCGTTCGACAAAAGCCGGATGACCGTCAATGTTCAGCCTCTCTCAAAACATTTGGAGAACGGTAACTATGAGACCCAGCCGCCGATTTTGCAAGTGCCTGTTGCGGTCACTCGCACCGGCGGCTTTATTTTCAGGCCGTGGATAAAGCCGGGGGATGTGGGCGTGGTGGTCTATCTCGACCACGACATGGACAGTGCAGTCACCGGCGGCAAGGAGACGAAGCCCATGACAGAGCGCAACCACTCCACAAGTGATGCCATTTTCATTGGCGGCATCGTGTCGAGCGGATTTGCTGCCGACGAGTTCCCTGACAGCGCCCATGTGCTCGCAAAAGAGGACGGGACGATTTATGTCGCTGTCACAGAAGAAATGGTCTCCATCAAGAACAACGATACGACAGCAGATTTTAAGGCTGATTCCGTTGACATCAAGACCACGACGGTGAATATCACAGCAGATGTCCGCGTGACTGGAGAAATCACGGCTACGAAGGACATTTTCGCGGAGAGCAGCATAAGCGGGGCGCATCACACGCACCCCGGATGCTCCGGCGGGTCCACCGGACAGCCCAAGTGAGGAGGGGTGCAGCATGGGAGAGAATATGACGCTGCTGATCGACCCGGAGACCCGTGACCTTGTGTTTGACGCTGAAGGCTCTTTCCAGAAGATATACGATGAGGACACAGTAGTCCAGAATATACGCCATGCTTTGGTGACTTGGAAGCAGGAGTTCTTCGCTGACCCTGAGCACGGCACAGACTACGAACGCATCATGGGTACGAATCAGAATGAGATTGAGATAGAGGAAATCAAAGAGATTCTTCGAGAGGCTATTTTTCAAGAGCCGAATGTCTCTCGGATTGACACGATGACCGTCACCTATGACGGGCGGAGCATTTCTGCGGAGTTTTCCGCGACCCTTGTAAATGACGAGCAGATCAGTTTGGAGGTGACGGCGTAATGGCAAAAGCAACTGACTGGGGCCTGACCGATGCCGGGTTCAGGCGACCCACTTATGCGGAGCTTTTGGATGCTTTGGAGCATAAAGCACGAGAGCTGTTCGGTTCAAAGGCCAACCTGTCGGTGCGCTCTCCGTTGGGGATTTTCCTGCGGATATACGCATGGGTACTGAACCTCCTATTCTCAACTTTGGAGGATGTCTACAACAGCAGATTCATTGATACGGCGGTAGGCTCCAGTCTGTATAATCTCGGTAGAGCGATAGGACTGCGGTTGCTGGGTGCTCAGAAAGCTGTGGGCTATCTGACTTTCACTGGCGAAGACGATGTGGAAGTACCGGAGGGGTTTCTTGCTGAAACGGTTGCAGGGACACAGTACATCACGCTGCGCCAAGGTGTAATACAGGACGGCACAATTACTTTGCCCGCAGCAGCGGTTGCCCCCGGTCCTGACAGTAACACAGCAGAACACACAATAAAAACTATCACCAACCCCAAGTCAGGGATTTCAGCCGTAACAAATGCCAAACCCTTTGAAGGCGGACGAAACACTGAAACTGATGCAGAATTTCGCGAGAGGTACTATTTGTCCGTGGACTTCGCAGGCGGCGCAAATATTGACGCGATTGTGGCGGAGGTTTATGAAAGCGTTGAAGCCGTTATCGCGGTAACAGGTGAGGAAAATGATACCGACTTTCCAAATGCAAACGGCCTGCCGCCCCACTCAATCGAAATCGTTGCTTATGGGGGGCTGGACGAGGAGATCGCAAAAGCGATTTTCAAGAGGAAGGCTGCGGGCATTCAGACCTTCGGGAACACGACGGTTGCTGTTGTCAGTGCTTCTGGCAAGACTTTCGACATCAGTTTTAGCAGACCTACGCCGGTAAATGTGTGGGTGCGAGTGACTAACCTCGTAACTGACAGGCACTTTCCTTTAGATGGCATCGAACAAATTAAGCAAAACATTGTGGCATATATTGGCGGCAATACGCGTGGAGGTTTGAATATTGGGCAGGATGTTATTCGCGTGACCCTGCCCACAGAGATTCTGAAAGTGCCCGGAGTAGTTGACTTTAAGCTCCAGATCAGCCCTGACGGTGAGCACTTCGGTTGGGGAAATATCGTAATAGCCGCCCGACAAAAGGCCGTCACAGAAGAAAGTATGGTGAGTGTATCGTGAGAGATTATTTGAACGAGATGTTATACGCTCTCACCAGCGCATACAGCCATAAAGACCACGACAACCGCCGCCGGGGTGCTCCTGTCCAAACAAACATCGGAAAGCTGTTTTCAGTTTTTGCATGGGGGCTAAATACTGTTCAGGAACAGGCAGACCTTATAAAGCTGTGGGATAATCTTGATTATGCCTGTGGCAGTGTTCTGGACCGGTATGGCGCCAACTTTGGTGTCCAGCGATATGGGGCCGATGATACCTTTTATCGGCTTGCCATAAAGGTGAAGTTGCTTTCTCAGCTCTCCGGTGGAGACATCAACACCGTCCTCAATGCAACAGCGGAGCTGCTGGATGTGGACTTGTCTGATGTTCTTTTGGAAGAAATCTTTCCCGCGAAAATTGCTTTGTATGTAGATCAGGCTCTCCTGAGTGAAGAACGGATAAGACTGATTGAGCCTATTATGCAGGCAATCAAACGCATTCTTGCCGCTGGTGTGGGAATGCGGATTTATTTGCGAACCTACCGCACCTATCGTTATGATTTCCTTGTCAGACACGCGGGAGCTGTTGGGACATTTTTTAGTTACCAGTGTGTTGGGAAGGACCGGGAAATTGTATGGGCTATGCCTGTAGCCCTCGGAGGTGCTGCTGTGACAAACCGTACATCAGCACCCGTTGGGGAAGACCGGGATGCTCAAATGAGCCTTGGTGTGGGTCGCGTCGGGATTTTGCAAGCGGTGTTCTCTCCGCCTCTGGTTGGGCAGGATAAAACCGTGCAGCAGTCCGTTTCCGTGGCCCATAGTGGGTATGTGCCGCCTCTGCTGTCTGGAATACCACCCAACATAAAAAGAGCTGCCAGAGGCCGTCAGGAGGGTGCAGGAGGAGCATATACCCGCACCCATATCAAACCAAAGAGAGTTGACTAAAAGGAGGAATCGCCCATGGCAATGTTTGAAGATGGCTGCTATGGCAGCCTAAAAGGGATTGCCCTCATCGGTAAAGTTCTTGCGGGCCGCTGCCGGATGCACTATACCCGTGTTGCGGTTGGCAAGGGAACTATCTCTGAGGGCATGACGCCAAAGACCATTGACGAACCGCCGGATTATGTGATGGACGCGATGATAAGTTCCATCACGAATCCTGTTGATGGTGAATGCCAAGTATCAATACAGCTCAACAGTGCAGATGTGGAATCTGGATTCTATGTTAAAAATCTGCTGCTGTATGCCGAGGACCCGGATGATGGGGAGGTTCCGTTTACCTGCCTCGTTTTGGAGAATGAGCCTGAGTGGATAAGGCCGTCCAGTGCCACTGTGGGGAAACTGGCAACATTTGATATAATCGCTGCTGTCGGCGATGTGGATAATGTGACCGCCACCATAGACCCCGATGCGCTTGTTACAAGGGATTTGGTTCAGCAGTTTATCGCTGAGCATAATGCCGACCCTGACGCGCATCCTGACATCATTCGTGCAATTATGATGGGCGAGGTTACGGCAAATCTTACTGCCCAAGATGGCCTTGGCATTATCACCAGAGACGGAATGGCTATAGTCGCCGTTAAAAAATTGTAAGGAGGAAAATAAAACATGAGCATTAAGACAAATGAGCTGCCGCAGGTGGCGGCGGTACAGGCTGCTGACGCTATACTTGTGGACACAGCCGATGGCACAAAACGGGCGCTGTTCAGCCAAGCCTGTGATTTTTTCGAGACCGAACTGAAACCGGCCATGCAGAAAACCGCCGTAGAACAGATAAATATGACAGACGGCTTTGAAGCAGGCAGCGTTAGAATTACCAATAGCCAGGCATACCCGTTCAACGCGGGCGTGGCTACTGTTGATCTGCGTACACCGCGCCAAAGCATGGACTATGTAGTCGATGTTGAGGTCGTTGCGACTACGGGCAACATTCAGACCATTGAGGTGTATGACAAGCAGCTCAACGGTTTCAAAATCCGGTATGATGGGTCCGCGACAAACGTGACCATCAAATATTATGTTACAGGAGGAATGCAGGCATGAACGTCATTCACAAAAACGAAGGGGCAAAAGTCCAGTACACAGTCAGAGGCAGCAAAATCACGTTCGATGATGAGGTAACATACAATCTCACCAAGTATGAGCGCGATGAGGACAGTCACATTGACCTGTGCAGGGATAAGTTCGGCAATCTGGTTTCCGGTGTTATCCCCGGTATGGCAGAACGTTATGTGGCGCAGATTGATATTCCGGGCCGCAGCTACGATTATGTGCTGGACGGTGAGGACGAAGACGGCAATCCCAAGCAGAAACAAGTGGCTGTTCCGCTGGACATGGACAATGTAACGCTCACGCTTTGGAGCATGGAGGACTGAGAAGATGTTTAACAATTTCGATACGCTCAAACTGGCAGTAGAAACAGTACACCCGAACAACACTGTACTTTTGGACGATATGGGGATGCCCTCTGTGATGGTTCGCATCCCCAAGTTCAAAATTTCTGATGTGATTGAGGGAGGTGCTGCAATCACTCATCCGGCATTTATCGTGGACGGTGTGGAGGTGCCAGAAATCCTAATTTCCAAGTACCCGAACATCGTGATGAATGAACGGGCTTATAGCCTGCCCATGCGCGACCCCAGAGCCTATGTAACTTTCGATCAGGCTAAGCAGTATTGCCAAAACAAAGGACGCGGCTGGCACCTTATGACCAATGCCGAGTGGATGGCGATTGCATACTGGTGTAAAAAGAATGGCTTTGTACCCGGTGGGAATACAAGCTATGGCTGCAACCATGCTGCTCCTCATGAAAAGGGAACGCCCAGCTATACCTACAATAACGGAACGATTGGCCGAACCTTTACAGGGTCCGGCCCTGTTTCTTGGGCGCACGATGGTACGGCGGCCGGCATCTTTGACCTGTGCGGAAATGTATGGGAATGGGTTTCCGGGTTCCGGCTGTTTAACGGAGAGCTTCAGGTTATTCCGAATAACGATGCTGCGAAGGGTGTGGATGAGAGTGCAGCAAGCCCGTTATGGAGAGCTATATTGCAGGATGGGACTTTGGTGGTCCCCGGTCCCGCCGGAACGCTGAAGTACGACAACTCCGTTACGGGAGACGCAACACAGACAGATCATAAAGTTGGCGGTGTCACCGAACTGAGCACTGTGCGGA